GTAAGCGAGAACAACGCTGCCACCAGCGAAACCAACGCGGCTGTTAGTGCTGCAGCGGCTTTGGTCAGCGAGAACAACTCTGCAGCCAGCGAAGCGGCGGCAGCAGCTAGTGCTGACTCGGCTCAGGATATTGCCGATGACTTGGTAGTCACTTCCATGATTCCAGCCTTCTTCCACTTGGGGGCGCAGTAATGCACTCCGAGGTTGTGGAAAACATAATTTTGGGGTTGGGGCTAGCGTGGTGTGTGCTGATGTCTTTGGCATATCTTAGCAGGGCGAAGTCTAGCCATACTGAAAGGCCACAAGACATTAACCGCTGCATGTGGTACGGAGGGTAGTCCATGGCTACTCAGGACTTTACTACCTACGTTGAGAACGATGCCAACAGCAGGTTTGCTGTTACTGCGCCAAAAATCGACTGGGCTGGTTTGCTCAATAATGATGATGACCACATGGTTATCGACGATTTTGGGGTAGATTTTTTCGCTGAAGATTTTGAGTTCCGTTTTGAGACTGAGCTTAATTCGTCTGATAATTCTGCCGCTGTATTTATAGCGGCTCTGACTAATGCGATCGATGACTGGGATGCGATAGACGTTGCTGGGGGTAGTGCGTTAGGCTTATTCTGGTTCGATGCTGGCGCGACAGTGGTGCTGTATTTGGAAGAGTTAGATAGCGGCACCCGAAACATCGATGGCAGCATAGCTTTGGCCTATAACACCAAGTACTACATCACCTTCTCAAGGGATGAGGCAACAGGAACCTATGGGACTATCACAGCTGTAATCCGCACAGGTTCGCATACGGGTACAGTAGTGGATACCTTGTCGGTTACCCTTAGCACCAGCAAGAAAGACTTTCGTTATCTCAGCGGTGTGCTGGCTTTCGGCGGTGGCACTTCTGGTCGTGCGTCTACCGGTTACATCCAGAACTTAACTAGGGTACTAGCCGAGCGGTATTGGGTTAACGACGATGCCGATAGTGACTTCGACAATGCGAACAACTGGTCCGATGAAGCTGGGGGCGCTGGCGGAGCGGGGGTTCCAACAGCCACTGAAAAGGCTTTCTTCACTTCTGATGTCACAGACGGTTGTTCCTACCTTAGTGATTCTGCACTGTCCTTGAAGGGCATTGAGATCCAAGCAGGGTACACGGGCACAGTAGCCTTCCCCGGTGCGCCGGGGGGTGGTGAGCCTGCGGTTACCATAGGCGAGGATGGAATAGTTCAAGCCGCTGGTACTCTTACCTTGACGGCAGGAACAACCACTTGCACAGGACCACTTACTTGCTCCGCTGGAACTCTTAACCACAATGACGGCAAGGTCTCAATGGAGGCGGTAACTGGTACTGTCCCAATAACCAGTGGTGGCAATAGTCTTTATGATCTTGATCTTGGTAACGGTGGCACTGGCGCTACCTTCCAACTTCAAGACGAAGCCGACATAGAGAACGATCTTAACTGGATCAATGGCGCTGTAGATTTCAATGATCAGGATATCACCATAAATAATGAGTTTGATGTGGCGAGTACTGTCGGGGTCAACAAGCTTCTTTGTGGCGATGGAAACACAATTACGCTAAACGGTATTCTTGATCAGAACTGCGTTGTTAGTGCTGGACCGTTCACTGAAGAAACAGCCACTTGGTTATTTACAGGAACCAAACAGGCCGCCAGCATTCAAAGCGGCAACGACCATGATGCGGAATTCTGGAATCTACAAATCGCTGACGGTGTCACTCTAGGGAGTGTTGGTGGCACCAATAGCACTAACTATAATATCCGTAACAGACTGACGCTTGGCGTTAATTCAGTGTTTGATATGAATGATCGCAGATGGAGCGTCATAAGCTCTGACCCTGATATGCTGTCCCTTAACCCTACCTCTACTATTGATAATACTTCCCCTGCTTCTTCGTCATTTACAATCACGTTTGCTGCTAACATCAATATGAATATCCCACCCGCTACATATCTTGGTGATACGACTATTAACTCTAACACTTCGGCTGGTACGCGCAATGTGGTGCTGCAGGGAAACATCACGGTAACCGGTAACTTCAGAATAAATGAGGGGCAGAATTATAATGCTGTGCGCCACATGGACTTCAACGGTTACGACTTCACTGTAACCGGAGACTTCTCCAACCTAACTAGGGGTTTTGGCATCATCGTAGGTTCTTCCACGCTTACCGTTGGGGGTGACTATACTTCCCAAGTGGTAAGAGGCACCACTACTTATATTCTTGATGTGGATGGCGGACTGGTTGATGTGGCCGGGGACTTTACCGTTACTGGCAACCTCAAGACTATCCGCACACAGAACGGCGCGGAGATACGGATTGCTGGAAGCTGGGATGGCAGCGCAAGAAGTACCAGCCCACTCTTCGAAGGCGATGGCAGTGGCGTTCTGAAGTTCGACGGGGGCGCGGACAAGAGCATAACCGCCGCGCACACCTTCGTCGGCGTCAATGTTACCGCAGCCAAGGACGCGGGATTCAAGGTTACCCTCGCTTCCAACTTCGCGAACACTGGCTTGGATCTGACCGTGCTTACGGGCATCTTAGATTTGGCGGGGTATGACGTTGACTGCGATAACCTTGTGGTCCCGTTAGATGCTGAACTGCGCAGAACGGGCGCAGAGGCCATCACTCTCGGGACAGGCGCGACTTTGACAGGCACGGTGCGGTACTACTCCGCAGCGGTACTGGCCGACATCGCAGACTACCTGACAGCTTACGGGGTACTCATCCTCGGCGCAGGTAAGACCCACGAGATGTCACAGGAAGCCACAGTTGCAACCACCTTTGCGAGTGACGGTGTGGTGGGCAACAAAGCGATACTGCAAAGCGACACGCCGGGAACAAGGCGTAAGCTCACTGTCAACGGTGCGGTGGCCATCGCAGACAAGGTGTCCGCCATCGATATAGACTCAAGTGATGGCGATCAGATTGTGGCCATCGGCTCACTGGCGGTTAACACCCTTAACTGGAAGACGATTAATAACCCCGTGTCCGTTATCGGGAGCAAGATCATAGGCAGACCCGGGCCACGGGGCAGGGTTGCGAGAGGAGTGGTAGAATGGACGTAACAATTGGCACTCAGGTAGACTTCCTGTTCACTACGGAAAACCCGGACACTGGCGCGGCTCAGGATGCAGACAGCCTGCCAACTGGGGTAGTCTACAAGGATGGTGTGGCCGATGCTCTGACTGTTACCATCAGCAACGTGAGTACGGGCCTTTACAAAGGCAACTACACCCCAACATCCGGCGCTGGGTTTAATCCGGGCAACGATGTTTCCTGCGTAGTCACCGCTATAGTAGGCGGCGTAACAGGCAAAGCTGTTGTCAGGCAGGACAGAATCAAGGACGTAGGAGGATCAGTAATGTCATTGACCAAAGTAACCAATCGACTGACCAATGCGTTCGTTGATCAGTATGAGTGCCCTGCTGGTAAGACTGCGATGTGCTATGTGCATCTGACCAACACGGACTCAAGTGCGCGGACTGTGGATCTCAGGTCGATTCCTGATGGCGAGAGTCCGGGCAACGAACACCTCAAGCTTTCAGTTGAGCCACTGGCCCTTGCTGGCGCGACTGGCTACAGGGGCGCGAGTCCTTACGGGCCGTACAATCTCGTAGCTGGTGGAATCCTCGCGGCTCTAGCCAGCGCGACTAATGTGGTCAACATCGACATTGAGATTGTCGAAGTCGCAGTACCCGTCTAAGGCAGGTGACTGATGAATCTTGGACAACTGAAAAACGCACTGCTGCGAATCATTGGGACTGATGGTTACGCTGCGGGGCTCAGCGGTGGGGACATCGTTGGTATCCCAGTGGCTTCGATCACTGATACCTTCGGCCTGCCTGCTGATCATCGGATAACTCTCACTTCTGGCGATCCGGTAGACAACAATGTGTCAGGTAGTACTGTGTACCTTACTCCTTACCGGGGCAATAAGATTGCTCTCTACACTGGTTCCGTCTGGTCTGTTTTATCCGTTGCTGAGTTGTCTATTGCACTGCCCGGAACAACGGACACGAACTATGATCTGTTCGTTGATTATAACTCTGGTACTCCGCAGCTTGAACTTGTTGCGTGGACAGACGGAACAACTCGCGCTACTGCTATTGTTCGGCAAGATGGTGTTTACTGCAAGACAGGGGACTTGACCAAGAGATACGTGGGTACTGTCCGCACAGGCGGTACTAGTGGGCAGGCAGAAAACACTGAATCAGAGCGGTTCGTGTGGAACTACTACAACCGTATCCCGAGTCTCGCTAAGTATAGCGATCAGACCTCCCACACTTACTCTACCGGCGCTTGGCGGTACTGGAATAACAGCAGTTCAGCAAAGGTGGAATTGGTTATAGGGGTCAATGAAGTAGCACAACGTGTCCATGCCACAGGGCAGGGAGAAGACACCCTTAGAATAGGCTTTGGCGTTAATGTAAACAACGCGCATTCAGGAAGTCTTGACCAATTATTTAGGAATTCTAACTCTTCTAACATTTGCGCTGGTTCAACAGACAGGATCAACACAGGACTAGCCTCGGGGTACAGCTACGTATCGGCCGTTGAATACGGCGATAGCGCCCCCGCTGACCTTGATGCGGTTCTCTTGATTGTGGAAAGCGAAGGTTAATCATGCTGAAGAAAATTCACGCTGCCATTGAAGAGATTGCGCCGATCCACGGCATCTCAATGCCCAACCCTGAAGATAAAACTAGTTGGGTAGTTAACTTCAAGGATGAAGCCACCGCACAGCAGAAGGCTGATGCTCAAGCTGTAATCGATGATTTGGATGTTGTGGCCTTGGCGGCTAGTGAAGACGCTCGGGCCAAGAGGCGCAGAGAGTATGGCAACGTAGCCGACAACCTCGACGATGCCATGAAGCTCATCAAGATCCTCATGGACAACGCGGGTATTCCCGACCCCACTGGCCGCTTAGCCAAGCGCGATGCAGTCAAGGCCGCGCACCCTAAACCGTGAGGTGAAGCATGCCCAACGCACATTTTAATCAAGACCCCGGCAGCACCACGCTCTGGCTACCTGAGAGTTCCAACTGGGAAGACCTGCGCTTCCCCGCTGCGGCAATCAATCCGCCCGGGGGCGTCAGTGATCCTGATGTGGATACTACTGATGGCACACTGCTCTTCGATAAGGGCAGCACAGAGATCATCATGGGCCAAGCCCAGATGCCTCACTCCACCAAGCGCAACTCAGTCCTCAAGCCCCACATCCATTGGTCGCCCACGGACGCCGACACAGGGGATGTACTGTGGAGGCTTGAGTATCAGTTGGCCGCGATCAACGGGAGCTTTCCCGGGGCGTGGACCGCGCTTGATGTGCTGGACACCGGCGCGGGGGATGACAAACACCAGCTTGCTGCCTTCGCTGATATCCAGCTGCCCGATGCAGGTGTGAGTCTCATGATCAAGTGGCGCGTGAGCCGCATTGGTGGGGACGCATCTGATGATTACGATGCTGATGCCAAGCTGCTTGAGTTTGACATCCATTACCAGATCGATTCCGTGGGGAGTGGGGAGCTTTACACCAAGTAGAAAGCAGGTACGACACCATGCCGGAACAGCCGCAGACACTCAATGGATGCATGGCAAACCAGAAGGAATGCCAGACCAAGATCTTCAACCACATCGACGACCGGCACGACAAGGTCATGAATGAACTTGGCGTTATACAGACCGCACTGGCCTATGAGAAGGGTGTCCGCAACGGCGCGGCTGCGACTGCGACTGGCAAGAATGCTCCGGTGAAAAGCGATAAGGTTAACTGGAATAAAGTGGCCGCTGCGGCTGTGGTAGTCGCAACGGCCATCTTCTCTTTAGGGGTAACTTACAGAACTATTTTCGGGGGAGAATCAACCCGGACTCCTTCGGAGCTTCAACCAAGTCCTCCTCCGGTCCGTAGTAATCCTTGATCCCTGTGTGCCCGATCTTCAGACCGTTGTGACAATGGACCGGGATGTCGGCTTCGTTGCACTTGTCGCAGAAGTAGTAGTCTGAACCAAGGAACCCGACTTCATCGATCCACGGCTGAGCGAAGAAGGGCAACTCGATCCTCGGGAACACCGATGCGTGGATCAGCATGATGCCCGTACCGATGCGCTTCACCTTGGAAACGTAAGCGGTCTTGTCTTCCATCCCCTCGTAGTTCACGGTGTACGGAGGCTTCCTGCGGATAGCGGGGCAGGCAATGATTGGTTTGTCAGCATTCAGCAGCCGAGTCAACGTGTCCGCCGGGAAGCGCATGTCGCTGTCAATCATGAGCAGGAAGTCAGCCTTGGTTACTAGAGCCTGCGCAGCCAATCGATTGCGCTGGGCAAAGACGCAGCAGCCCTGCTCGTTAACGATTCCCATCTGCAGGTCTGGGATTGACTGGTAAGACACCGCGATCATGGTGGCCAGATCGAAAGCGAACCCAGCCTTGACATCGTCCTGCGATGGAATTCCAATTATGATCTTCAATTCACACTCCTCTTCTTGTTCTTCCTCCGGGCAATCTCCCGGTCGATGTACCACTTCGCCTTCTCAAGATCCTCGATAGGTTTTCCCTTGAGGTCGCAGCGCAGTATGTACTTCACCGCATTGCCAAGGCAGAAGTTCATGTGCTCGGTGATCTCGATTACCTCTATCCCCGAGGGGCTGCTGGTGTAGTGGGATGGGTGGTTCACTGGATCATTCTTATTACTCACCGGATCACCTTTACTTCCGCATTGGCATCACACTCCGGGCATCTCCAGAACATTGATTCTTCGCTGAAGATATCTGTTACGACTTGAGCCACTGAGCGCCAGCGTTCCTTCTCTAATTCAGTTTGTATATCGAAGGGTTCACTGGCGTGGCTGAATCCACATACTTTTTTGTGTATGGCTCTCGCCACCTCTTCTATGCTAATGCTCATTTCTTCTTCCTCGCATCCCAGAACTTCTTAACCGGGATCTCCTTGAAGGGTGGTCTCTCTTTCTTGGGGTAGTACTTGTTCGCGTACCAGTAGGTGAAGGATATGACGCCCCCGATTGTGAAGATCAACGTCCCCAAACCCCAGTAGAAAGTAGAAACCGTCATGTCAGTCCTTCCTGTATCTCACACCACGCCAGCCAGCCACTGCGATGGGCATTCCCTTAGCCCAGTCAGGCGAGGTGGCCATCAGCTGATCGAACTGTTCTTGGGAGCCAGTACCGAAAGCTACCTCGGCAACCCCCTCGTCATGAACTGTCATGATAGTGGGATACCCAGCTTCCTCAACCCTTAACATTCCATCTGAGAGAACGTCCCGGGCCACAGCTTGAGTGATGTTCTCCATCAGCAGACCGCCGTAGATCGCAGTGCGCTTCCACTTTTTGGTCTGGCTGTCAACTCCGTAGTAGCGCAGGCCCTTGGCTGGCCGGCCCCACTTATCTATCTCATCCTTCACGAACGCATCGCAGTAGTAGAGCTTCCGGCCAGAAGGCAGTTGGATCGTCATGAACCTGCCCTCCATATCGAGCACCACCTTGCCAAAAGCAATTGGCTTCTTCTCCTCGATGCACTTGACCGCGCAGTACTGCAGCCCCCGCCAGTGCTGTGTTATCTCAGGGTGCGCTTTGCGCCACCGCTGCTTGATAATGTCACAGGCCACTGCTGCTTCGAGGGACATCTTCTCTTCTTCCTGTTCGTAGAAGAAGTCGGTCACCTTCTCCCCGAGATAGTCAACCGCCATCTCGTGGGCTTTGCGCATTTCATGCTGAGAGGTTTCCTGCTTCATGACCAGCTGAGCCAGATCTTCGAGGTCCATCTTGTAGACCTTGGCCATGGAGGCGAAGGCACCGATCCCGCCCTGATACCCCAGAGCCAGCTCCTGCACCTTGCCGATCTGCCGCTGGTCCTTACTAACATTCTCAACCGGGACGTTGAATGAGCGCGAGTAGGCCAGCTTGTACAGGTCAGGGCCAGTGCCCATATCGTAGTCGCTGAACGCATCGAGCTTCCAGTCCTCGCCGGCCAGCCACGCGCATGCTCTGCCTTCGATATTGGAGAAGTCAGTGCAGACCAGCTCCCCGCCCGGGGCGGCTGTGAGCATCCCCCTCAGGCAGCTACTGGCGATGGCCATTTGGCAATCTAGGCCGGCCTCGCCATGCGGAACGGTAACTCTGCCCCGGCGCATGAACTCATCTATCGCCTGCTCCACCTCAGGATGGCTGAGCTTTCCCCGGGGGAAGTTGTGTGGTTGAATGAGCGATCCGGTCCACCGGCCAGTGCTGGCCCCATGGTACATCATGGATCCACGGACCCGATCTCCCCAGCCGGCGGCTCCCAGCATGGTGGCCAGCTTGGCAGTGCTGCTCAGGCTGGTCTTCTGCCGGATCTCGAGGACTCGTTTGACCGAAGGATACAGCCCTGTGCGCGTAAGTGCTTCTTCCACTGAGGCTTTGGCCATATCCTTCATCTCGCACTTGTTCAGGGTCAGCCACTCCCTGAGCCTCTTGATCTGCCCAGAGGTCTTTATGTAGCCGCCAGTGAGCGCCTGTAGCTCGCTCAGGAGAGTTCTCTCATATTCCTGTAGCGATGCCCTGACTTTCTTAATGCCCTTAGAATCGATGTGAATGCCCCTGTCGTTGATGGTCTGATCCAGTTCCCAGACCCTGCGTTCCTTGTCCGTGAGCGGGGGCAGTACTGCGCTCAGGGCATGCTCGGCCTCTACGTCTGTAATGCAGTACCGGCACAGGGCGTCGAACATCTCAAGGTCGAAGTGCCACCAGAGCTTTGACTCCCACTCCGGGTCAGCCGCCTGCTCTGCCTTGCGGGGCTTACGGGGCTTACACATCTTCATCATGATCTTGTAGCCCTCGTCGTCCTTCTGAGTGCTCAGGCCCAGTACATAGCAGACCATACCCAGAGACCGGGGAAGACTGCACACGGCGGCTCTGGCGGCTGTACAGGACCATCGCTGGATGGGAACCTCATCGAACCCCAGCGGCAACATCTTGTGAGTCCAGATCGCCCGCTCGAATCCTGCGTTGTGGGCCTCCAGTTCGTGCCCCTCGGCCAGCATCTGCTTCAATTTGGATGTGGATATCAGCGGGAGCCCCGCATCCCTGAAGCGAAACAGGTACTGGAAGGTCTGAGGTAACCACACCCGGGTGGGCTCGTTATCCTTCTTGACCGCCAGACACATGATCTCTGTGGCAGGGTCTTCAGCATATCGATACATCCCTTGCTTCTTGATGTTCGCCGTGCTCCGGGTTTCAAAATCAAGAGATAGGGTCATAGGCACCTCGCACTGCTCTGCTGATTACGTATCGCGACTGGCCGAAGATCTCGCCAACTTCTTTCTGGGTGCAGCCCCATCGGTGCAAAGTCTTGGCGCATTTAACCGCCAAAGGTTTCATTCTCCAAAGCATCCTTCGATGGCCAGTACCGTGGGCTTTTGAATCGGCGAGGTTTTCCGCCCGGGTTCCGTATCTAAGGTTTGACAGGACATTGTTGTCTCTGGTTCCATCTCCGTGGAGAACCTCGTGCCCCGCAGGTCGTGGTCCTATGAACGCCTCAGCGACCAGTGAGTGAACCAGATTAGTGTTACCCCTACCCAGAACAACACTGGGGTAACCGACAGATGTTAGCCCGGGCTTGAGCACCCGCGCATTGCCACGAGCAAAGCTCTTTACCCTGCCAGTGTTGCTGACTTGGTACTTACCTTCGAACCCAACTACATCTCGCCAATCTTCCATGGTTCAAATCCTTTAGCAGCCCGGGCCTGTGGTAGCGCCCGGGCCACGGGCTGGGGTTAGCTATTCAGGAACCCACCACCCTGCGCCGGAGGCTGAGCTCCACCGAAGGGGTTAGCCGGAGCCTGAGCCGGGGCTGGTGGTGCAGCCGGCGTACCGAACGCATTCGCCGGGGCCTGCGCGGGAGGCGCGGCAGCTGCGGGAGTCCCAAAGGGATTCGCTGCAGCCGGTGCCCCCGGGGCCACTGTCCCGGTAGGCTCACCGGGAAGAGGGGCGAACACGCTACTGGGGTCAGCCTGAGCTCCACCCAGACGTTCACCCGGACGCACGACCTGAAGCAGGGCGAGGTTGAAGCCCACTCCAGCACCATTGGTGTTCTGGTATGCGTAGCAACTCACGCCCAGAACTCCGATGATCCCGTCATACACTGCGCTCTTGTCGAGCACTGCGTTGACGTTGTTGTCCACCACCTGCGGAGCTTCCTTCTTGTCACCGCTGGGCCACATGTCGTTGCTCGTGGCAGTGATCACCCAGCAGCCGGCCAATGCGGGCTGGATCTCCTTCTTGAGCCTGCCGACATTCTTGCCCTTCACGTAGACATCGGTGTCTCCGTCCTTGATGGGGTTGTGAATGCCCGGAGGGAAGCCGTTCGGCCATTTCTCCTGAGCGACCACCATGAGTGCCTGCTTGAGACCCTCGATGTTCTCGGTCTTCGGGATGTAAATGGTGGCCGAGTACTTCATGCGATTGTTCTGATCCGCTCTCGGTGTCCAAATGCTGACGTAGTTCAGTCGGCCTTGGGGTGTGGGGATAATTTCTGGCATGGTGTTCTCCGTTCTCCGTTAGGAAAAGAAGTCTGCTTCTTTAAGCAGACACTGAGTTACTGAAGACCCAACAGCGGGTCTCTTGTCACCGACCGGCACCAACGTAGTGCCAGTATCTGGTTTGTGTACGAGCGACCCAACCTGACTCGGGTCTTGTCCTGCTGCCTTCAAAGCCTTCTCGGCCTGCGCCGGGGAGAGCACACTTTTCTTGTACGCGCCCTCGCCCAGTATGGTCTCTAAGAAGAACAGCGCATTGTTGCCATCGATCCACGCACGATTAGCTCTCTTGGCTACCAGCTTGAACCCGCTCGGGCCCATGCCAATATCAGCCTGCTGCTTAGCGTATGCAGCAACCTGACCGACCCAGTCGTTGAGAACCTCTGAGTACTGGAGCACCTTGGCCAGCTCGTCGCGAGTGAGAGATTCAGGGCTGGGGAACTGTGGTGTGCCCTGTTCATGAATCGGATCCAGAACCTGCTTGGCCACCGTCATCGCCAGCTGTCGCTGAGCAGGACAGGTCGGACGCGCAGGACAGAACCCATCCTTGCACCAGTTGCCCGCGCAGAGCGGGGCGTTGGGATCTTGAGTCGCCAGAATACCCGGGTTGAGAGTCTTCTCTTCCCAGTCGAACAGGAACTGGGGTGTGGTCTCCCAGTTTTTGATCTGCTCTGATCCTCTAGTTCTGGGCTGGCATACGAAGACGTTGACCTTTTCAACATCACAGCCTTCTGCCTGCAAAGCCTTGACTGCACCCAGAGCGTAGTTCATCATCTGTATATTCTCTACCGGACTGACGAGAACTCCACTCCCGTGCTTATAGTCCCAGACATCGAGCACCTTGCTCCTCAACGTGTAGAGGATGCAGTCACCAGTGCCCCAGACCAAGTCATTGACTACCAACCTCTGCTCAACACCGCGCTTGATGTGGCCTTCGGTGATACTTCCGAGCGGGGCTCTCTCGTTGATGGCCTCGACGTAAACCTTAACTGCCGTTGCCATGTCCTCATCGACCGTGAAGACCTCACCTTCAACGGTGATCTGAACGCCTATGTGCTTGAAGGGATCTTCGAAATTGAGCAGGCACTGCTGCCCCAATTCGTGAGCCGCAGTCCCCTGCCGAGAGTACTTGGAACTCTTGCGGGGGATTCCTTCGCACATACGGGGATACCCCGGGCAGTTAAGCCAGCATTTTCCTGAACTCGGGGACAGTTTAGCGTGGGCCATTATGCGCCCGGGTTAATGTTCGCGATGATCGCATCGGCCTGCGAGGGGTTAGCCTTGATGGCCTTGAGAACCTCAGCGATCTGGGGCTTCATCACCTCAGTGATGTCGCTGAACTTCGCCGCGCCAAACTTGTTGGCGATCTCAAAGCACTTAGACTGACCCACGTTGGAATCAGCATACAAGGCCATAACCTCGCGGAAGAGAACTCCGAGGTCACCGACCGCAGCGGCCTTGTGCTCGGGGATCGCTGCGGCAGGAGCGGTGCCCTGCACCTTGGCCACAGCCAAGAGATCCTTGAGCTTGGTCAGGCCCAGTCGGCCATTGTACTCCACGTTCATTGCATCGAGCTCAGCCTTCACCTGAACGCGCTCCTGCTCCTTGGCCAGCTTCGCTGCTGCCATGGTTGCGGTGGTCGCCACCTCGGGCTCAGTAGTTGCCGGTGTAGTAACCGAGGGGTTCGAAGCGGGGGCAGCTGCCGCTACCGGTGTGGCAAAAGACGCTGGCGCAGGGGTAGTCGGAGCAACTGACGTCTGGGTTGGGACAGCCGGGGGTGGAGCTAAGGTAGGGCCCGTTTGCACCTTGGCCACGTTCAGTTCGCCCTCGACTTCCAATTTGGTTAGGGCTTTTACAGCCTCGGTGAATGTTGCGAATTCCAGTGTCACTTTCACAGTCATGATCATCTCCTAATTAACTGCCTGTTCAATTACTTCCTGCTTCTGGATCACTGTGCGGAGCATCCGCACGTCCAATGACCCGGACAGGACTACGTGCTGAACGAGCACAGAACCTTCTTGTCCTATTCTATGGCAACGATCCTCCATCTGGCTCACGATCCCGGGCACCCACTGGGGTTCGCCCATTACCACATGCGATGAAGCCGTGAGCGTAATACCTTCAGCCGCTGCGGTCGTGCCGACGAACAACCTGATATCTTCGTCGGTCTGAAATGCTTCCTTGGCTTCTTCCTTCTTATTGGATGTGGTACGCCCGTCAACCACAACGCAGCTGTCTCCGAACTCAGCACGAATCGCATCGACAGTTCCCTTGTGGTGGACAAAGCAAACTACCTTGTCGGGCAGTGAGCGCAGGTGCTGGATCAGGTACTTGACCTTGTACTCGGCCAGCGTTCTGCGCACAGTACTGAGCTCTCCAAACTCAGGGGCAAAGTTCCCTTCGTTAATGTCCTGATATACTGAGCGGGCGAATGCTTCATCCATGCCGCGCTCAGCAACGATCTTGTTCTCCATCTCTATCAGCCGCATGACCGAAGCGTCTGGTTTGATCTCAATGATCTGCCTCTGCTTGGGCGGCAGCTCTTTGAGAACATCTCGCTTCAGCCGGCGCAGCATGACGGTGGACTTCAGTAGCGCATTGAGATGGTCGAGGTTGCTGGCCCCAGTGTACTCATCGAGGATCCGGTACTGCAGGACGTTCGGATTGGGCAGGAACGCCCGAAGTTCATCCCAGTGTTGCGCCGAGATCCGGGGCTTGGCCTTAATGCCCTTCTTGTAGCAGAAAATTCTGAACGCCTGATAGTTCGCAGTGCTTCCGAAGTTCTGGAAGATGATCTCGCCCAGCCCGCCACAGAAGTAATTGCCGAAAGCGTGGTAGTCGGGGAACTGGTGTGGCGCGAGATAACGCAGCATCGGGTAGAGCTCAATGGGCCGATTAACGATGGGGGTTCCAGTCATAGCAACAGCCCGATGCGCGGGGATGGGCACGAATTCATTCGAGCCGACTACCATCTGTGTCCGCTTGGCCCCGATGTTCTTGCAGTAGTGAGCTTCATCAGCAACCATGAGATCCCATGTGAATCTGCGGGTCGCTTCGTAATGACGGCTCATGATGTCGTAGTTCACGATCACTATGTTGGTATCAGGGAAATGATTTCCGTAGGCCACGCCGACCTGTGGGCAGAAGCTCACCCACTTCTCAAGTTCCTTCTTCCAGTTGAGCTTGACTGAGGACGGGCACACGACCAGCGTTCTGTTGATCTGGGGAACTGCGTTAATCATCCCGCAGATCTGAATGGTCTTGCCCAGTCCCATGTCATCGCCCAGCCACGCACGAGGATGGTCTATCAGGAAGCGTACACCATCCTCTTGGAAGGATCGGTACTTGAGGCCGGCGGGGACTGGGATCATTAGATGTCGATCCGATCATCAATGGATAGGCCGCAATCAAAGCAGCTTTCGAACTCGTTGTCAGTAGCGCCGAGAAAGACCTTATGTTTAGATGGGACGTTCTGCATGGTTCGGGATACCGCACACGCAAAGCATAAGGAAATTTCGTCCGACCAGAAACCATCTTCCTTGAGCCACCGGTACTTGTACACCACAGGAGTGCCGGCCAACCTACACCCCCATCGCCCTTACGTTCTGAGCCAGCATGGCCTGCCGCTTGTCGGCCACAGTTCTGGTGAGGATCTCAGCCGGGGAGCGATCCGCACCCAGCAGGCTCATGTTCAGCCGGATCAATTCGGGCAGACCGCTTATCGCCTTAACCCATGCGGTTTCGCGCTCCCGGTTGTTGTGCGCGTCATCGCAGCGAACGTCCAGCGTGACGCCGACTTCAATAAAGTCCACACGAATCACGCCCGGGCTGGGCTCGGTCAGAATAGGATCAGCCACCATGCACCTCCATGTACCGCTTGGTCTTCTTGGTCCCGTAGCCGCAGTCCCGGCAGAACTTCAAATCGAGTGCGCGGTTCTGCCCGTGCTTGGCCTTCCGGCCTCCCTTGGATCCGTTCCCGGTGCGCTGTACCCGGGCCGCTCTGCGCAGTACGCCTTGCTGACTCATGATCCACTCATCCTAACGAATTCACCACTTGCAAGAATCGTTACTGCACCATCACTTTGACCGCCGAGAACAACAGCAGCGTAACAGCCGTGGGGATCCTTAAAGCTGAGAAGCTCGTACTTGTCCCCAGTGGTGACTCCCCGGACTATATCGCCTTTTTCGAACCCCGGCAGCTCTGCGCCGAGTACTTTGTTAAGATCCGCAAACAACCCCGCTCTTGCTTCGTCGCTGTTCCTGCATCGGTGGACATGCGAAGTTTCCGGGGAGTTAACAGCTCCGAAGAGGCAATACTCCTCGAGGTTAGCGTTGCCCCCATGCTCCTTCTTGCCTTTCACCACGGTGTAGATCAACAGATTCTTCTTACGCTCCATCCAGACATGGAGACTGTTATCCCCAGACTTGGCGAATTGAACCCTTCGGGTATCGTCGGCGCGTTTCAGATCCTTAGGGTCGTAGTAGTGAGCCACCACCCAACCGAGGCAAAGTAGTTCAACGTGGACAGCGCCTTGGTACGACCCTTGCACAACTCTGGCAATGTCTCCTTTGTGCTGACAATTTTTGGTGACGATAACCTGATCGCCCTTGCGGAACGGTTCACTGACTTCAACTACATCATTACACTTGTGGCACCACATCTTCTTGGTCATTTCCTACTCCTTCTCTGGGGTTAAATTCTCAGTTTACGCTATCGCCTTCTCTGCCGCTTTGACCAACGACTCCAGCGGGAAATGTACCTGCTTACCCTTGATCACAACCATGGGCAGAATGCCGTTTATCAGAACAATCTCAAAACTTGTGCCGTCCGGTGTTGAACCCTTGGCAACCCCAACGGTCATGAACAACGCCTTCTCGCTGATCTTCACATCAAGGGGCACGGTCTTCTCGGAGTCTTTGGTCTCGCGCTTCTTCATGTCCTTCTTGGCTTTCGGCATTACTAGCTCCTCTGAGTCTGGGCGCGGACCTTGTTGTAGATCCGGCGAATGATGGCCTGCTGCTTCTGGGAGAATCCCCCGGGCATCGAGGCCCACTTGCGCATATCGTCCATGAAGCCCCGCTCCCATTCGTTACAGAGAGCTTCCTCGATGGTGGTGATCTCCTCGATCATCTGACGGCAGGAGATCTGTTCATCCTCAGCGTTGCATCTGGCGAAGTACTGAAGATCGCGAATTCGTTTCTGGCTGCGCCAACTCATCAGGCACCAGCTTCGTCGCGTTTGACATTCTGGGTATCTATCGTGGAGTCCCTCATCGTACCTCGATGGGATCCAATCTCTTCGTTCTCCCCTATCAGCCCCAACTTCCTGCCAATAAACCAGCAATCCCAGCAGGGCATGGAAGACTTAGGGTGACTGGCGCGAAGTTCTTTCATGAAGTTAATCTGGCGTTGCATCTTCTTCATGGTGTTGATACCTGATTCGGTCAAGTGCTTCTGTTCGGCCTTAGTGAGCACCTTTTTGGCCTTCTTCGTGTAGATAGCCATTACATCACCCCCATGAGCATTGAGATGCTGCACACGGTCGGCTTCTCGCAGACTTCGCACCAGCCTTTATTATTGTCAGGCTCGACCTGAGTGGTGTAGTCGCAGCCGATCATCATGCAGATCCCGTCATTGACGCTATCCATAGACTGCTCCTCAAGCATGGCCAGCGGATCGTCGTAACCGGATGCTTCGCACAACGCTTGAATCTTCTTGTTGATTTCACTCATCATGCACCAACCGCATCGCGCTTGAGGTGTTCGGCCAGAGTCTTCTCGCCGCAGTAGAGATCGCGCTCCATAGGCAGGCCCTTGACTCTGAGGGATTCCAGTTCATCAAGTGAGAAGTAGCCAAGCTCACCCTCGAAGCCGGCAACGAACCCGAAGAACGTGCGCTCGTTGACGTTGTACTCAGTGGCGTACCATGTCCAGCTGCTGAAGGGATGGAAGTACTTGGCGATTACAATAGCTTCATTGCCCTTGCCGTCCTGTGATCCTACCTTGGCGAAGCGTTTCTCAAGGGTTTTGGTCAGAAGTTTCATCTCGGTCTCCTCGGTTCAGGTTCTCGGTGGCGGGTTAGAATTCAGCGCGAACAGCTTGCAGTGCTTCGATCATCTTATCCAACTGGTCAGCAGTGACGCTGGCCGAAGTGGTAAAACTACGATCTGCACCGGAGCCGTATTCTCTGATCGAACCGTAGCTCCAGAGTTGGAGGCAAGCTCTTGAAGGTGAAGATTTGTAAACTCGGAAGGTATCACCGCTATCAATGCAACGGCCCTTGTTCTCTCTGGTGTCAGTGTGGGTGGTGATCTGGTGGTCTTTGCTCATCTCGGTCTCCTCGGTTCGGGCTCTCGGTTTCTTGCCTTCGTTCGACACCCACAGTCTACCGCAAGAAAGTTCCCATGCAAGCGAAAAACGCAGAAAAATTAAATTTTACCCCAAGTCCCTGAGCCACATAGCTTTACAATGAAAAGTATTCTAGGGCTAAAAAATTTTCTTGACTCTGCCCCTCTGACAGTGTACGTTTCTAAGGAAACATTCAATCTCAACTATAAAAGGAGGCGCGTGTGAGGAGGATACTCGGATGGTTCACTGACGCAAGCTATTTCTGTCTGGCGGGAGTGTGCTTCTGCCTGATCTGGATTCTTACCTGTGGATTCACACGGATAACGGAGGATGACTGAGATGGAATTAAAAGATCTGGGAACACTCGATACAGAAAGCTACTTCACTGAGGGTGAATCGCTGCCTGTAGTGGAGGCGATCCCGGCCCCGGCGCATTCCAATGTTAAACGCGCACCCACACGCAGGGCCATACCTGATGAGTTGCCACCTGAATTGAACCCCGCGCTCAAGTTGAGCCACGTACTCTGGGGGAGCCAGACGGTGAAGCTGCTCAACTACAATGAACAGTATGAATACTGGCTGGTGGAAGTGGAAGACGGAAGCTGGAACATCGTCCACGCACCCGACCTTAAGATCCCGCGAGTGCAATCATGAAGCGCATATGTTCCCGGGCCACCCGAAGATCTTCGCACTGCCGTGAATGTGGACATTCTAAACCCCACAAGAAGAACTTCACCTGCGATAGCTTCAGGTGCCTGAGGTTTGCGGTTGTCAGCTGCAAGAGATATGTGGAGAAGAAATCATGATGAGCATCCATTGCAAGCAAGAGGTAACCACCTACCACAACAATTGGCCGTCCAGTCATCAGTGTACGCGCAAAGCTGTAGTCGATGGCTACTGCAAGCAACACCACCCTGATGCAGTAAAGAAAAGGCGCGAAGAGTCTGACCGCAAATTTGCGGAGAAGTTAGCACGCGACCCAAGAGTGATGTTAACCAAGGACATCAAACGTGCCGAAGCTGCTGAGAAGTTATTGGCTCTTGCTGAAGAGGCTCTGCGCAAAAGTAAGAACGTGGTGGAACAGTGCTTTGGCGCAGAAGAGAAGTACTGCGCGATGGATGCGCGGAAATCCATTGAAGAATTCTACCGCGCAAAAAGAAGCATTACATAACCTTTGTTATCGGACGTTGGAGGGAAGGCATGAGCATCTGCGACATCACGGCCTGTGCGATAATATTCGGGGTGGTCATTTTGGTTGGATGGATTCTAGATCAGATGCTGACAAGAGGTGACCTTCCACCACTGGATGAATACGACGATGAAGAGGAGGAGAACTGAATGAAACCCAAGATAAAGCTGGGCGACCGAGTGGAGTGTCAAGTCACTGGCCTGATTGGAATCGCAAGTTCACGAATCACATATCTGAATGGCTGTGTCCAGTATGGCATTGAACCACCATACCAACCCGGTACTGACCTCAAGAGCCACTACGTTGACGCGCAACAACTGGAAGTTATCGAGGGTGGGCTGAACGATGCTGAAGAAGATCAGACCATCCCTAGAGTTCGGACAGGTGGGCCGCAGGGACACAGAACCCCATCAGGCATGTCCCACACCAGCACGGTTCGCGGACCTTCTGAGACTATCAGCCACAGTGCTCCACGGGCTGACAAGTACAACGAGGTGCACTAGAGATGAGACTCTTCCCCTGTAAACACATCGGCTTCGCAGTAGCAACGGTCCTGTTGTTTCTGGGCATTCTGCTGCAGGATCAGATCTTTGTAACCATAGGCTGCACCGGCTGGGTGCTGGATAGACTGGAGGAAAAGTGAAAGCCACAATCAAATTCTTCGGCATGGAGGTGGTGGACGTTACCGGCCTCAGTGTCAATCAGGTGAAAGGCCTTAGTAACATGATAAAATTCATAACGCGGCGGGCTATGTTCTTCGTGCTTGCTGCATTCATCTGCGGTCTGGGTCTGGGGTTCATCGGCCCGTTCATTTATCTATGGTATGGGGGTGGGCGATGAAGCTCGGCGCAATACAAATCGTCGTAATCACTGCTATCGTAGCGATTCTTGGCGCGATACTGATCCCAACCATAATGCTTGCCCGAAAACATAACAACCCCACCATCGGTTTCAGGAATGTGGATTACCAAGGCCACTCTTACCTGATGTGGACTGGCAACTACAAGGGCGCACTCCTCCATCACCCGGACTGCCCCTGCGTGAAAGAAGCCACCAATGACTGACAAACAAGGATACTGGAAACATGGCCAGCAGGCGAGGATCGCCAAGCTTGCCGAAGTAAGCCCCAGCCACCTGTCTGACATTCTGCACAGAGGCAGAGGTTGCAGTGTGGTCATGGGCAGGAAACTCGAAAAAGCATCAGAGGAGGTACTGGGAGTTCGCATCCCGTGGGAGATCTGGGCGAACAACGATGTCACCAATCATCCCGCATTTACCGAGAAGGAGTAGTCCATGGATGTGCTAGGATACGTGGCACTGGGGATCTACATATTCCCAATCAAGGCAGGCCACAAAGCACCTCCTCTGGTCACTCCGTGGCAGGAAAAATCCACTCTGGACGTAGCTCAGATTCAGCAGTGGCAGGTGCAGTTCCCCGGCTGCAATTGGGGAATGGATTGTGGTAAGAGCAATAAGACCGTACTGGACATAGACAACAAGCCGGGGCAACACGGCTGGCGCAACTGGATGAAGCTCAAGGGCGATCACCCTGACGTTGCAACCCGCAGCCACTACACCTCAGGCAAAGGTGCCCAGTACCTCTTCGAAGGAGCGATCAAGGCGAAGAAGGAACTCGTCGAGAACGTCGAACTGAAATCGATTGGTGGTTACGTAGTACTGCCGCCGAGCTCGACTGTCCATATCGGCAAGAGCCAGATGGAAGGCGAGTACAAGATCAAGGACGAACTGCCGGTAGCGCCACTGCCTGAGTGGATCCGCGAGATCGGAACCCAGACAGTACAGGAAGTAGCGCAGCTGCCCCAGAACACAAGTCTGGAACTGGATCAGGATCACCACAGGGAAGCAGCCATAGCCCACCTGATGCAGGCCGAGCCGGCTATCGAGGGCGCAGGTGGTGACAATCTCACCTACGCAGTCGCAGCCAAGTGCAAGGATCTGGGACTCAGTCCGGGCTCAGCGTTTGACCTCATGATGGAACACTGGAATCCCCGCTGCGCACCTGCATGGGAACCCGAAGAGCTCCAGCGCAAGATCAACCATGCATTCAAGTACGGTCAGAACCCCCCGGGCATTGAAACTCCTGAGGCCAAGGAACTGATCGCTCACCAGACAGTAACCAGAATCAGATCCAACCTGAACATGACGCACTCCGAGGAGCTAAACGTCCACCAGATCAAACCCCCGGACTGGATCATTAAGGGCCGCTACTGCAAAGGCTACATAACAGCCACTGGTGCGCCTCCCGGTGTCGGTAAGAGCCGTATCAGCCTGCTTGAGATCGTTGCCGTAGCAACTGGCCGGCCTCTCACAGGCAAGCCCATACGCCAACAGGGGCGGGGCCTGTACATCTCGACCGAAGAGCCCATTGAGGATCTCGAGGAACGGTTCATGGGCATCTGCGCCAAGTACAAACTGGACCCCAAGGAAGTTCCGGTCACTCTGGTCTCAGCGATGATGAACCCGCTCAACCTCGTCTACCAAGAGGGCAGCAAGTACGTGGTCAACCAACCCATGGTGGACGTTGTCAAGGATCTGATCAAGAAGTTTGGCATCCTCCTCGTGACCATAGACCCCTACTCCCGGGCGCACACATTAGCTGAGAATGATAATACCGGGGGCAACATGGTTGTCGGCCAGCTCCAGCAGATGGCTCAGCTGGGGTGTGCAGTACATGTAGTTCACCACACCACCAAGGAAGCAGCTAAGACCGGCAACCTCAGGGGCAACATGGATGCGCTCCGAGGTGCCAGCTCACTTCAGGGAGCCGCCCGTATCATCCACACCATGGATATCTACCGCCCCAAACTCGACAAGGACATCTTCATAGATCCTGATGAGGCGTGGAGGTGGGTGATCATGACGCCGGCCAAGTGCAATCTGTCGCCCAAGCAGATGGGACAGGATCCATGGTTCCGCATGGACTCAGTTGTTCTCCCCTGCCATCAGGACGCAGATGACTCAGTGGGCGTGGCAGTCCATGCCCAGCCAACCCAACTTGAACGTAGAGAGTCGGCGCGTGACTGCCTGTTCAGACTTCTGCCGGATTGGTTCGACCACATGGGCAAGAACGACATCCCACTGGGCATACTGGCTGAGCAGCTGCGTACTGACAGCCATTTCAATGAGCTCTACAGTGAGCAAGGCCCGCTCTCGGGCAAAACCACTGCCAAGTCAGCAACGGCCTTCCTGCGCTCTCAGATAGGCGGGGGAGTGGTCGAGGGGAACTGGCAGTACCAGATAGATGGGTCTGGCCGGTCAGTGAAGATGGTCAGAAACAGCGTAGAAGCGTTCTTCTGTTAGGAGATTGACGAGAAAATGTCATGACACTCATCCATAATGACTTACGAGTGGGGTAGCTGCTAAGTTATTGTGGTTAAGTGTCATAACAACAAATTGCTGTCATGACATTGAACGCGAGTAACTTAAGAGCGATGTTAGAATAGGGAGTAGGAAAATGTCATGACATTGAACGAGAAAGCTTTAGGCCTGAGATGCCCTGTGAGGTTTTGTTGTGATGACATTCAACGAGAAGGACTTACCTAATGGGGTATAGGCGTTTTCATTTTGAGATTTGTAAGTTACTGTCGTTGAGTGTCATAACAACTTTTGGGCACTTTGCAAGTTACTGTCGTTGAGTGTCATGACAAAATGGCCTCTCCTCTGGCCCCCTACGGGGGCCGTAGAGGGCTTGCCAGCTTGAGGCTGGATCCCACTTACGACCCTGAGGGGTTTCAGAGGGTGCCTCAAGCTCGAATCTGAAGGGAAGTGGATCTTGAAATCGACAACGAAGAAGACCCTGAAAGAATGCAGGAGGCGTGGTTGGGTTCCGCTCGTGGTCGAGAAGTGGAATCAGAACGTGAGGAGGAAGTCTGGCCCGGGTGTGGGGTTTGGCATCCGTCAGGATCTTGGGGGTTGGATGGACATCATCGCTCAGGCCCCGGGTATCGGGCTGATTGGCATCCAGTCCACGAGCTACTCGGGCAAGAGCTCCCATCTCAAGAAGCTCATGGTTGAACGCCGCAGGGAGGTTGGTCATTGGATCGCGTGTCCCGGGGGCATTGCCCAGCTCTGGGTCTGGAAGGGCGAACAGCTCCAGATCATCGACCTGCCCGATGGGACGCTAAGGCAAGGGCCTACCCCGGGCCCGGAGCGTACTGCTGGCTCAGGGGTTGGCTCTCTCGATCAGTGGCTGGGTTCTTGAGGTACTTACTTGACATCCCACCTCATCGTGCGTACATTTTCCTTGGAGGGCGGATGTGGACAGGTTCAATTTCAAGAGCCTGAACGATGCTAAGGCCAAGGAGTTCGTGAGTGCGTTCATCAGCAATGGGTTCAATGGGGGTGCTGCGTACCGTGAGATCAACCCGGACAGTAAGCACCCACGCAAAGAGGCCAAGCGCAGGTTCAGCAGCCCAACTGTCACGAAGGAGCTCAACAGGAGACTCGGCCCGATCATGAGAAAGTTCGATGTCAGCGAAGAGAGGATCATTCAGGAGGCAGCATGCATTGCCTTCCTCGATCCCATTGACCTGTTCGATAACGATGGCAACGTCAGGCCCATCGCTGATATGCCCGAAGAGGTGAGGCGCACCATCGCCGGCCTCGATGTCTCGAAACTGTTCGAGAAGAAGGATGGCAAGCTGGAGTACGTGGGACTCCTGAAGAAGATCAAGATCAGCTCCAAGCCTCAGGCACTGGAGTTCCTTGCGAGACTGAAGAAGTATATGTCCGATGTGGACACCACCGTGAACATCAACCTCGCTGAGATGTTAGCCGCTGCCAAAGAGAGAGTGGCCAAGGCCCAACCCGTGGGAGACTTCTTCGCTTGAGTGGGCTTGAGGGGCTATACAAAGAACTGGCCGACAGACTTGTCGAGTATCGGGACGACCCACTTGCATACGTCAGGTGGGTTTTTCCTTGGGGCAAGAAGGGCACAGATCTCGAAAACCATGCAGGCCCTCGACCTTGGCAGGAGAAGTTCCTCACCGAGTGGGGCAACAAGCTCAAGAGTCGTAAGTTCGATGGGACCAAGCCAGTCGCACCGATCCAGATGGCACGATCCTCAGGTCACGGGATTGGTAAGAGCGCACTCACCGCATGGATCATCAAGTTCATCCTCGACACCCGTCCACAGTCTAAGGGTGTGGTCACCTCTAACACTCTCGATCAGCTTCGCACTAAGACGTGGGGTGAGCTGGCCAAGTGGCATAACCTCTCACTGACTGAGAGGTTCTTCCAGTACCGCAACGTCCGTGGCAACATGTGCATGTTCTCGAAGACCAACCCGGATACGTGGCGTGTTGATGCCATGACTTGTGATGCCAACAAGTCCGAAGCGTTTGCTGGTCTTCACGCTGTCAACTCCACACCGTTCTACATCTTCGACGAAGCGAGTGCCATCCCCGAGGCTATCTGGCAGGTAGCCCATGGAGGACTGACTGATGGTGAACCGATGTGGTTCGTGTTCGGTAACCCCACTCGGAACACTGGATCCTTTCGCTGGTGCTTTGGCAGGAACCGACACAGATGGAACACCGATCAGATTGATTCAAGGACCGTCGAAGGAACGAATCACGAGCTCTTCGCTGAGTGGGTTGAAGACTATGGCGAGGACTCCGACTTCGTCCGGGTGCGAATTAAGGGTGTCTTCCCCCGGGCCGCAGTCTGTCAGCTGATCCCTGAGGATCATGTCGAAGCTGCCATGGGCAAGCACCTTCATCCGATGCAGTACGACTATGCTCCGATCATCTTCGGTGTTGATGTAGCTCGATACGGTGATGACAAATCCACGCTGTACATGCGTCAGGGTATGGCCAGTTGGAAGCTCGGTGAGTGGCGAGGGATCGACAACATGACCTACGCCGGCATCATCAGCCAGAAGTACGCTAAGTTCAGACCTCATGCGATCTTCATCGACGCCGGCCATGGCGCTGGTGTCATTGATCGTCTTCGTCAGCTTGGTGTTGGATGCATCGAGGTTCCCTTCTCCAGTACGTCCAATCGTCGTGAGTGCCTCAACAAGCGGGCTCAGATCTGGTGTGACATGCGTGACTGGCTGAAGGATGGCGGGGCCATCCCCGATGAGAGAGATCTTCGTGATGACCTTGTATCTCAGGAGTATTTCTTCTCTGGGAACGATAAGATCCAACTCGTGAAGAAGAAGGACATGAAGAAAATGGGTCTGGCCTCTCCTGATGATGCTGATGGATTGGCCTTGACATTTGCAGAAAAGGTTGTTAAGCCTGAGATCGTAACACCGGAAGTCCATCCAAGCCTGAGGGTTAACAGGGGGCAGGCTCGGACTTCCTACGATGTGCTCAGGGGTAGGAGATAGCAATGGGCAGTACGGGCAAGAAGATCAGACGAAGGATCAAGAGGTCAATTGGCAAGGCTCTTGGCGGTGACTCCCGAAGTCCGAAGAATCCCAAAGCCAAACCCACTCAGGCCAAGTCTGGCGGGGACACTCTAGTCGCTGGGCCCAGTGAGAGGGCTTCCTTCAATCGGGCCGACAACCGTGCAGCCGCGCTTGGCAGTGGCACACTCCTGACCAGCAACACTGGCCTTGAGGGGGATGCCCGCAAACGCCGCAAGACTCTTCTGGGAGCGTAGTTGTGGGTGGCGTGAGCAAAGCAATTGGCAAGCTCTTCGGCTTTGAGCAACCCAAGCTCCCCAAACCCCCCAAGCCCTTACCGGCCCCCGAGGTTCCCACTCCTGAAGAGCAGGCCGATGCCGGCGAAGCAGGCGCAGCCGATGAACGCCAGCGTCTGCGTAGGCTCAGAGGCATTAACTCCACCATCCTCACTTCACCCTTCGGTGCGCAGGATCCTGCTGCCACAGAGCGTAAGACGCTTCTGGGGAGCTAGTCATGGGTGACGTCCAGAGAATCACAAAGCGATGGAAGGCCACCTATGGCTCCAGCGAAACCATTAAGTGGCGTAACCACTGGAAAAAGATCAGTGAGTACTTTGCGCCCCGCTCTGGCAAGTTCCTGACCAACGAGACTGAAGAGTCCAACAAGGGTGAGCGGGGACTCGACACCCATGTGATCAACACTACGCCCTACCGAGCTCTCGACGTTGCGGCTGCAGGGCTCACCAGTGGCTTGACTTCCCCCACTCGTCCTTGGTTCTCACTCGGCATTGAAGACTCCGACCTCATGGAGTTTGAGCCTGTGCGTCATTGGCTGCAGGTGGTGCGTGACAGGATGCTCAACGTCTTCAGGCGGTCGAACTTCTATGGTTCGGTCCACAACATGTTCCGTGAGACAATCCTCTACGGGTACAACCCGATGATCATCGATGAGGACATGAAGACTACGATCCGCTGCCGCCCCATGACTATCGGTGAGGCATACATCACCCTCGACTCGAACTTCCGTCCTGATGGTCTCTACCGTCAGTTCTGGATGTATGCCGATCAGGTCGAGCAGAAGTTCGGTGACTACAATCTCCCGGCTACGATCAAGACGGCCATTAAGGCCCAGCAGTACTCCACCAAGTTCCTGATCCTTCATGCCATCGAGCCCACCAGCAGAGTGGACAAGAAGAATCAGATCGCCGGTAGCAGCTACATGTCTACCTACTTCTGGGTCGGTTCACCCCAGAAGGATGACACTGCCATTCTCGCGCAGTGGGGGCACAGGTCCAAACCGTTCATGGCTCCCCGCTGGGATGTGGTGGGTTCTGACACTTACGGAGACAGTCCTTGCATTAAGGCACTGAGTGACAACCTCCAGCTCCAGCGCATGGAGGAGGACAAGCTCAAGGCACTTGATAAGATGGTTGATCCTCCGATGAATGCTCCTGAGTCGATGCGCCACACTGGTGGATCGATCCGGCCTGCGGACATCAACTACGTCAACGTCCAGCAGGGCCAGCAGGGCTTCACGCCCACGCTTCAGGTCAAACCTGCTTTCACAGAGATCGCCTTCGAGCTTGATCGCATTGAGAATCGAATCGACAAACATCTGTTCAAGGATCTGTTCCTCGCTATCCTAGACGAGGAAAAGAGCATGACGGCCACCGAGGTATCACGCCGCTTCACCGAGAAGTTGCAGATACTGGGGCCGGCACTTGATCGTCTGCAGGGCGAGGCTCTCGATGTTGTCATCGACCGCACCTTTGCTGTCATGCTCAGCATGGGCCAGATCCCCGATCCGCCCGAGGAGATGCAGGGCGCGGACCTCAAGGTTGAGTACATCTCAGTCCTTGCTCAGGCCCAGAAGATGGTTGGGCTCACCGCCATCGAACAGACCGCAGGGTTCATTGGATCCCTAGTGGCTGTGGTTCCTGAAGCCATTGACAAGCTCGATGCCGATCAGGCCATCGACGAGTATGCCGAACAGGTAGGTGTGACTGTTGGCATGATCCGCAGTGATGACGAAGTAGCTGAGATTCGTGATGCCCGGGCGAAGGCCGCTGCTGCAGCTGCAGCGCAGGAGCAGGCAATGGCTGCTGCTCAGGGCGCAAAGACTTTGAGTGAGGCCAAGGTTGGAGAGCAGAACATGTTGACGGAGGTACTCGGTGGTTAACGAAACCGCGAATGCTGCGAAGCCCAAGGGCAATTTCGATAACGCCGCAGACCCTGTGGCTATCGATGCCAAGAAGGAAGAGGCCAAGCAGGAAGTCAACATGGTGCTTGAGGATCTTAAGTTGATTCTCTTAACTCCTCATGGTAAGCGTTACATCAGAGAGTTGATTCGGAGAGGTGGACTTTTCGATTGCACCTACACAGGTAACCAGAGAGGAACATTTTTGGAAGGCGCACGTAATCTTGCTTTGCAGCTTCGCGAAGATGTGCGAGAAGCAGACAAGATCGCTTACGCCAAGATCATAAGTACGGTTGAGGAGGAATACGATGCCTGAAGAGCAGCAGGGTAACACCGAAAGTCAGACGGCTGAGAATTCTTCCGAGCAGACTGCAACCACGTTAACTCAGACCACTGAGACTAAGGCCGAAGGGGCTCAGACCACCGAGACCGGGACCAAGGCCGAAGGTACTCAGACCGCTGAGGAGACTGGGAAGCAGAGTGCTGCGGAGGAGAATCAGTCTAAAGCCCCGGAAGAGTACGCGGACTTCACCGTTCCCGAAGGTCAGGAGATTAACACTGACCTCACCGGTAAGTTCAAGACTCTGGCGAAGGACTTGAACCTCACGCAGGAGCAGGCCCAGACGATGTTCAGTCTGGGAACCGAGATGCGCAATGCGGATGTGGAAGCACAGACCGTAGCATGGCAGGAGCAACGTGCTGAGTGGGTGAAGACCGCAAAGATCGACCCGGAAATTGGCGGGGCTGTATTCGATGCGAACGTCAACGCCTCAAAGCAGGTACTTGCTGACTACGGCAATGAGGGGCTCGTAAACCTCCTCAATGAGTCGGGCTACGGGGATCACCCCGAAGTCCTTCGCTTCCTCACCAAGCTCTCCAAGGTTACAGGGGAGCGATCCAGTGCGGGTGGGAATCGCGCCGAGGGAGAAGTATCAGCAGCCGAGGTTCTCTTTCCGAACCAAGGCAAGGAAAAGTAAGGGAGATTCACCATGGCAACAGTAGGAAGTACTGCGCTCACTCTGAGCGACTGGGCGAAAAGCGTAGACCCGGACGGCAAGACCGACAAGATTGTCGAGATTCTGGCCGAGAAGAACGAGATCCTCGAAGACATGCTATTTGTTGAAGGTAACCTGCCGACCGGTCACCGAACTACGGTTCGAACTGGTCTTCCTCAGGCTTACTGGCGCATGATCAATCAGGGTGTGCCGAAAGCCAAGAGCCGCACCAAGCAGGTCACCGAGGCGACGGGTGTCCTCGAAGTTTACAGCGAAGTGGATAAGAAGCTGGCCGATCTTAACAACAACACTTCGCAGTTCCGTATGTCCGAAGACAAGGGCTTCATTGAAGGCATGAGCCAGCAGATGGCCGCTGCCGTTGTCTACGGTAACACCGAAACCGATCCCGAACGTATCCTCGGTCTTGAGCCTCGTTTCGACGACCTCTCCGCTGAGAATGCTTCGCAGATTATTGTTGGTGGCGGGACTACCGCTTCTGTCAATACCTCGATCTGGCTCGTTGGTTGGGGTGGCGACAAGGTCCACGGGATCTTCCCGAAGGGCACCAAGGCTGGTCTGCAGATGGATGACATGGGTCAGCAGACTCTTCAGGATTCCGATGGCAACCAGTACGAAGGTTACCGTTCGCATTACCAGTGGGACACTGGCCTCGTTGTTCGTGACTGGCGCTATGTTGTTCGCATCCCGAACATCAACATCGCCAGCCTCGTCGCCGATGCCGCCACCGGCGCGAACCTGCTGAACCTCATGGTTCAGGCTCTGGAGCAGATCTGGGATCTCAGCGGTCCTACGAGCTTCTACTGCAACAGAACCGTGCGCAGCTGGCTGCGGCTTCAGACGATCAACCACAACAACGTGCGCTTGCGCATGGAAGATGTGGCCGGTAAGCAGACTCTCATGTTCGGTGAGGTTCCTGTCCGCCGCGTAGACCAGATCGTTAACACCGAAGCTCTGGTTGCGTAAGGTAGCTTGACATAGTGCCCCCGGGGTCGTGTGGCCCCGGGGGAACAAAGTTTGGAACAAGGAGATACGACATGCAGTTTGATAAAGAGAATCTTTTCAGTGACGATCAGGCGGTTACAGTAACCGCCGTAAGCACCAACATCGTCGATATCGCCGGGGTGGCCAGCACTCTCTTCGCGGACATGGGTCCGGGTGAGCCGGTTGACCTTCACGCGCAGGTCACCGTGGCCTTCGTTGGCGGGACTTCCATCGCCCTGAAGCTGGAAACTGATGATGACGTTGCCTTCGGTTCGGCAACCGATCTCGGTTCAACCCCCGCCATCGCCACTGCGGCTCTGGTAGCTGGCTACAAGTTCGCCAAGCAGCTCCCGAAGGAAGCTCTGGAGCGTTACCTGCGTCTTACCTACACGGTCATCGGCACGATGTCCGCTGGTAAGATCCACGCTGGTCTGATCCTCGACCGGCAGGCCGGCTAAGGTTGGTGGCTGATGGCTAAGTGGCTTTGTACTGAACGGTGTCAGTTCGCAGGCAGGCTCTGGGATCCCCAGAGTGCCCTTGAGAAGGATCGCGTCTACGAGGGTGGTAAAACACCCCCGGAGGCTTGCTTTCGTGTTCTCGGGGTAACTGAGAAGGCTCCTGAGGTTGCAGCGGCTCAGCCCGCAAGACCCGTGGCCATCAGCGAATTGACCAAGAAGATAGCTGGCGATGCGCAGGTAGAGGCCCACAACGCTGAGGGCATGTCCCCTGTCGTTGACGGCCAGAAGGTTCCTGTTGCACCAGAGGCTCCTCCAGTTGCCCCGGACGCGGCTCCTGTTGAGCCAGTGGCACCTGCCGTAGCGGGTAGTAATCCCGCTGAGGACGCACAGGTAGACCCCGCGCCTCCTGCTGCACCGGCTCAGCCCGAAGGGTTCCTTAACAGCTAGGCGGGTAACGGGGTGGGGCTACCAAGTGGTCCCACCCCACACCCCTTTCCCTCAAGGAGATAGAAATGCCTGATAATCCCCTGAAGCCCGGAAGCGGTACTAGTGAACTGGCTGAGACCAAGAGCGCGGGTATCCTCGCAATCGTTGGTCTGGTTCTCGCGGGTGTGGTTACCCTCGCTCCTCAGTTCATCGACAAGCTTGACGGCAAGACCGCAGCTATCGCAGGTGCAGTTCTTGGCGCATGCGCTATCGGCCTGAAGCTCCTGACCACCCTCGGGTATGTCAAGAGTCGCACCGTTGTTAAGGCCAAGGCCGAAGAGGCCAAGAAGACTGTGTAATGCTTGGGATCATTAAGCTGATCCTGTCGTTACTCATTGAAGCCCTGCCCACGTTCTGGGACATCAAGGAGAAGAGTCATGAAGCTATTGAGGCTGAGTCTGATCCTATGCTCGATGCTGAGCTTGACTCTTATGAGTGGGTGTCTTGAGCGCGAGGCGTACCTGAAGCCCGGGCAGGCCGCTCAGATTGCTCGTCCTGTAGCAGTGCAGGTGTGGATCAAGAATGCCGAAACAGGCAAGCGGGAACGAAGAACCTTCAAAGCTCAGGCGGGCGACATAGTGGGAAGGAAGAAGTAACATGGCCAGAAACAACAAGAAAGAAATTACGCTCGAAGAAGCCGTCAATGGCTTCATCGTTCGCACCCGCAAGGAAACCAAGATCGTTCCGAAGAAGGGTGCCTCCGCTGGAGATGTGATGTTCCCCGATTACAAGCATGAGAATGAGGAACACGTTGCCGCTAACTTGGCCGATGCCATGAAGATCATCAACGACTTCCTCGGCGCGGAGTAGTACTGTGGCTTTCAGCGTAGTTGACATCTGCAACCTCTCGCTGTCCAACCTTGGCCTTGAGGGCATCAACGCCCTCAATGACGAGGTGAAGGCAGCGAGGCAGTGTACTCTCAAGTTTCCTTTGGCCCGCGACTCTGTTCTCTCTGAGTTCCCTTGGAACTTCGCGAAGAAGCGACAGGTGTTGGCTTTGTTGGGTGATACTGTTTCAGGGTGGGACTACGCATATTCAGTTCCTTCGGACATGCTCAGGGCCATTAAGATCTACAACCCAGCCGGTGATCAGAACGATAAGATCAACTACGAAATTTCCCTGAACGATACAAACACCAAGCGGATCATTCTGACCAATCAGGAAACTGCGGAACTCGTGTACATCGCTAGAGTCGAAGACCCCAATGTCTTTGAGACCGCGTTCGTCGATGCGCTGGTGTTGAGGTTGGCTTCGGATCTTGCGTATGCCATGAAGGGTGACCGAGCCCTTCAAGGCCAGATGATGCAGCTGTACACTCGGCAGCTGGGTCTGGCGCAGTCAGCGAATGCCAACGAGCGCCACAAGCCCGATGACCGGCAGAGCAATTACGTGACCGCGAGGAGATAGGTAATGACACTCTCCGCTCCACAGGTTTCCTTCACAGGCGGGGAGTGGGCACCTTCTCTCCACGGTCGTGTCGATCTAGCGAAGTACCCCACTGCTCTTCAGCTTTGCGAGAACATGCTGGTTCACACCCACGGTGGTGTGAGCAACCGTCCGGGTACTAAGTATGTTAGCTCCGTCAAAGATTCCGCGAAGGCAGTTCGACTGATCCCATTCCAGTTCTCAACCGAACAGAGCTACATGCTTGAGTTCGGTGATCTCTACATGCGCGTCTACAAAGATGGCGCAATCGTTCTTCATGAACTTGCAGACACTCCGCTCTGGGTAGCCACCACCGTTTATGCGGTCGGGGACTTCGTGGATGATGGAGCATTGATCTACCGTTGTATTCTGGGGCATACAGCCGCAGCAGGGGACGAGCCCGGGGTGGGCGGGAGTTGGACAACGTACTGGGTCCAAGATGATACATACGAGATCGCTACTCCGTTCGCGGAAGCCGATCTACCTTTAATCAAATACGCCCAGTCTTACGATGTCATCTTCTTGACCCACCCCAGCTACCCCCCTCAGGAACTGTCCCGCCTTGATCATAACGACTGGACGATTGCTGACATTGTGTTTGGCCCTCAGATATCCGCGCCTTCCGGCCTGACAGGTGGTGGCCCTGCCACTACGCATAATTGGAAAGTGACTGCTGTTTCTGCCGATGGGGAAGAGTCCATTACTAGCGCGGGGGATACCCGGGCATCAGGCACTTTGACTTGGACCGCTCCAGCTACAGGCACCGCAGAATATTACAATGTTTACATGCAGAAGAATGGTTCGGGTGATTTTGCGTGGGTTGCCCGGGCGGCGTCTAACTCGCATGTCATCGACACCTCAGTGAACCCCGACTACTCCAAAGTACCGGTACAGTCTGTTAACAACCCGTTCTCGGGCGTTAACAATTACCCGGGGGTGGTGAGCTTCTTCGAGCAGCGGTTGATCTTTGGCCGCACTAATAACAAGCCTCAGACCATCTGGGGATCTCAGACCGGGAACCTCCGCAACTTCAACAGGTCCACTCCGCTTCAGAATGATGACTCTTACGAGTTCACTCTGAACGCCCGGGAAGTAAATGAGATCCGCTGGTTCGTACCTCTTGAGTCGCTTGTCATCGGTACGTCCGCTGGCGAGTGGCGCATGAGCGCAGGCGGCAACAGTGACGCAGTGACTCCTACATCTGTCAACCTGAAGGTTCAGAGTTCATGGGGCACAGGCCACCAGCATCCGATTGTCATTGGCGACTCAGTTCTGTTTGTGGGTAGTGCGGGCATCACTGCTCGTGATCTTGCGTACAGTCTTGAGCGCGATGGGTACACAGGTAACGAGCTCACAGTTCTTGCCAACCATTTGTTCGAGAACCGCACTATCGTCGAGTGGGGCTTCCAGCAGTATCCCGATCCGGTCATTTGGGTTGTGATGAGTGATGGCGAATTGCTTGGCATGACTTACGCCCGCGAACATGATGTGTGGGGCTGGCATCGCCACGACCTTGCGGGAACCATTGAGAACATAGGGGTCATCCCCGGCGGCGAAGCTGACGACGATGTTTACTTTTGCGTGAAGCGCGAGATCGATGGTAGCGATTATCGTTACATTGAGACTCTGGCTGAACGGCTGGCCGAAGATGATGTGACCAAGTCATGGTTCCTTGACAGTGCCCTGCGCTACGATGGGTGGAACACTGACACGGCCAAGACCATGAAGCTCACTACTATTGGACCCACCAATTATCTGGACGCGACAGGCTTTGCGCCTTTCACCGTGGGGTCTGTTGGTAAGTACTACGCTTTCGAAGACAGCGCGGGCACCACCAAGTTCAAAGTGACTGTGTACCAATCCACAACTCAGGTAGAGGTGGAGATTATTAACTACCTCCAGCCCACGCTGTACAATGTCGATGTTTCGAACTGGTCCTTGATGGCTACCACCTTGAGCGGCCTTTCCCACCTTGAGGGAGAAGTTGTAGGTGTGCTCGGAGATGGTAGCGTCTTGAACGACCTCACGGTATCCGGGGGCGCGGTGACCCTTGAGCATCCTGTTTCCCGGGTACTCGTGGGGCTTAAATTCCTCAGCGTCATGGAGACCCTTGAGATCGAGTTGCCCGTTGATGGCAAAACCCTGCAGGACAAGTTCAGGAATCTGGTTCAGCTGACTACGCTCATTCAGAAGAGCCGAAGCATTTTCGCCGGCCCAGCTAGTTCCCAGAATCTGGACGAGGTCAAGTTCCGCACTGATGAAATGTACGGAGCACCGATTGATCTCTACACTGGATATAAGGAACTCCCCGTTGAATCAGGTCGCGGCAAGACCGCCCGCCTCAGGATTGAGAATCGGGATCAGGTGCCCCTCACGGTGCTCACTGTGATCCCAAGGATTGACTTCGGTGATTGAGGTAGTCTACGCTACTCAGGAGCACATCGATGCTCTCAAGGGTCGTCTGAGGCCCGCAGACGAGGCCGAGTGTATGTCGCTTGGCTACACAGGCTCACAGGCCCTTCAGGAGTCGTTCGATGCTTCGACCATCTGTGTGGTCGGGATGCACCGTAAAGTCCCCGTATACGCCGGGGGAGTCTCACCGTTGGGGTCTCTGCTGGGCAATGACGGAGTAGCTTGGTGCCTGACCACCCCTGAGGTCTTCAATCTGGCGCGGAGTTTCATGCGAACCACCCGGGCGGTCATCCACAAGATGTTCCTTCCCCGGTACAAAAACCTTTACAACGTGGTGGATGCCCGCTATAACGCAGCACTTAAGTGGCTGTGTTGGCTGGGTTTCACCATCGAAGCAGCGCAGCCTCTTGGGGTGGGCGGTGAGATGTTCCACCCCATTTCGCTAAGGAGTTGACCATGGGCCTTACAGCGGGAGCACTTGCAGGATTGGTGGCCGGCGCAGCCGGGGTAGGCATTCAGGCTATCGCAGCCCAGCAGCAGGCCGTAGCTCGGCGCGGAGCTCTTGACTACAACGCCACGATAGCCGAGTACAATGCTCAGGCTGCGGATGTGCAGGCCGAACAGGCCCGCAAGAACGCCACGCTGGAAGAGAAGGAATTCAGAACCCGGGTGGACCGTTTGAAGGCCTCTCAGCGCACTAGCTTCGCAGCCAGTGGGGTTCTGGTAGATAGTGGATCCTCTCTGGACGTTCTGGCCGACACAGCTGGACAGGCCGAGCAGGACGTTCTGGATATCAGGTTCAACGCAGCTAACGAAATCTTCGGCCACCAGACCCGGGCGCAGAATTTCCGCAGTCAGGGGAAGCTGCTCAAGGCCCAGCGGCCCGATCCCAGTGCCGCTTTCCGTTCTACTCTGCTGACCCGGGGACTGCAGTTTGGTGCTCAGGTCGGCCTCGGTCTTTCGTGAGGTGACCAATGGCTAAAGTACCAGTCTTCACAGATCAGGTAAGTCGGGGACGCACTCCCTCCGGGGGTGGTGCTCCCACCGCTCAGCCACTGGACACGGGCGCGAGAAGGCTCGGTCAGCTCGGCGCGGCTCTTCAGAGCTCAGGAACCCAAGCAGGTCTGGCCATTCAGAGTGAGGCCGATAAGAACTCCGTTCGTGATGCGGTCACTCTGGCCCGGGAAAAGATGCTTGCGTTCTCTAACGAGCAGAAGCTTAAGGTCGGTCGCGAGGCAGAGAATACTTTCGCTGAGTCCAAGAAGTTCAACGATGATCTGAAGAAGGAAATCGGGGCTACTCTTGGCAATGGCCGGCAGCAGCGCATGTTCGGTCCTGTCTTTGAGACCTACGCATTGACCACGAACGATCAGGCCCACAAGCACCAGCTCACCCAGATGAAGGTGTGGAAGGCCGAGAGTCTCGCAGCCAACAGCAACGCTTCCTTGAATACCGCAATCGATAACAGGTACGACAACGATGTTGTGTTTGAGAACTTCGGGCACATTGTCACCAACACTGCTCAGCAGTGGAAGGGCCACGGTAACGCCCAGCAGAAAGTTGAAGAGGCCGCGAGTAACTTCCATCTTCGGATCGTGGGATCGATGTTACAGGATGTCACGCCTGATAACTTCGAACCTCTCGCCAAGGCCGAAGGCTACTTGACGAAGTGGGGCGAACAGATCGACCCCACGCTCAGGCAGCAGCTCAGGAACAACATCCACAAAGCCACTGTGTCCGTGCAGTCGCAGAAGGTAGCGCAGTTCATATCCAATGCTGATCTCACTCCGAGCGGAATGCTCGAAGCTCTGAAGAAGGGCAAGTCGATCAATGGAATCGAACTGACCAAGGAAGTCAAGGATCTTGCTGAGCCTCAGCTGCGATCTATGATCGCGAAGCAGCTGCAGTTTAAGAAGCTCCGTAACGACGAACAGATTCAGCAGGTCGCAAACTTCCTCGCGCCTCAGGTAGAGTCCATGACTCCCTCAGATGTGGAACTTGCTTTCTCCAAGACGGGGTTGGAGCCCGCTGAAGTTGCTAGAGCCAAAGCTCCCTATGGCAGGTTGATCGCTGCCCGGGATCAGGGGCGGCTTAATACCGTGCAGAAGGTCAACTACATTCGTTGGTTCGCTGCTTCGCGTACCCCCGCGCTCAGGCGCGATGCGGACGGTTGGAAGATAGACCCCCGGACCAACGAACCCTTCCCCACAATCACCAATGAAGATGGAGTTAAGTACCAGATCCTTCCCCCGGCTGATGGATCCAAGATCACGCTGGATAAGATCGATGACTACCGGCCCGTCCCCCTTGACGAGAAGGATTTCAAGGATCAGAACTTCTTGAACCTTGTTGGTCTCATGAATCAGTCGGATGTGGAGAAGGTCATTGGTTTGCAGGACAACGTCAAGAAGGGCTTCACTGACTGGGAGAACCAGACTCGCGAAGAGGCATACAAGCGGGCCAGATCTTTCATTCCGATTACGGGCGAAGGGGAAGACCGCGCTATTGCCATTTCCAAGCAGGCAGCGATGCTTGAGTTCACTGATCAGTATCTCGATGAGAAGCTGAAGGCAGTTCCCGAAAAGGAACGTACCTCTGAACGCATGTGGCAGATCGTGGGCGAAGCTTACGACTTGATGAAGGTGGAACTGCGGGATTCGGTTCGCGATGTCCACGTTCCCCGGGTTGCCGCGAGACCCACGCAGGCTGCTGTCGGTGAATTTGAGAATAAGCCAGTCCTTACCTCTTCAGCACTTGATCAGCGACAGCTCAGGACAGGCATCCCGACCGATGCACCTGTCAGGCCCGCTACTCCGAACAACCCCTTCCCAATCGCTTCTGTTGGCGAGGAAGACGCGATGCGGGCGATCCTGAAGAAGCAGGGGCGCGGCGATAAGCTGGTAACGCCTTCCGGCAAACCGCTGCTCAGGATCCACGTTGACGCGGTCACCGGCAAGATCAAGGCCATGATTCCCAAGGGAACTAAGCTTGAGCAGTGGGAGGCCCCGGATCCCGGGCCCGCAACGCTTTTCACTGATGACTTCGGTCCTGATGAAAATCTCAGGTATCGGGTTGGCGGGCAGTTCTAATGCCTGAAACTCTGAACCCGAATGTGGTTCCTGATCTCTCACCGGACTCGCCTGTACTGGCAAGTTCGCCTGAACTGGTCGCGGCACAGTCGATTCAGGAAGGCCAGCAGCTTGCCGCTGCGGAAGCAGCGCGGGCCCCTGAGGTTCCCGAGATCCCCGAGCTCGATGTCAGTACCCAGGTGGATCCTAATGCGCTTGTGACACCGCACCTTCGCTCTAGCTTCAATGAATACGACACCGCTCAGGTAGCTGAAGTTGTCAGGCATGGTGGTATCGCTGCTTTCCCGCAGGCACTTCACTATTCGGGAAATGCCGACCAAGCTTTTAGAATGACTCTTGGGCAGGTGCCCGATAAGGAAGCTAAGATCCAGTTCTACGCGAGGTTCACTGGACTGCCGAACGATTTTGTCCGCGCCAACTACGATAAGGTTGAGAAGGAATATCTATTCTCTGACTTCCGCGAGATCGTTAAGGACAAGCCGAAGCTGGCTAAATTCATGGCTGAACCGGAGAATGCAGTTCTGCTGCGGGATAGTGGCCGTTACATGTACCAGCTTGAGGGACTTCTGGTCAGCCGCTATGGATCTGTCGGCCAGCAGTTCGGAGCTGGCCTCGAAGGTCTGGCCAGCACTACTGCTACTGGGCTTATCGGCGCAGCGGAACTAGCCGCCGATGTGACTGAGAAGGTTTTCTTCGAATCGTCCCGGGGCATAGCAGAGTTCTTAACGGGCGAGAAAGTTCCTGAGGAAGCTCTGACCAAGCAGTTCGAGAGTGCTCTTGAGAATGCTTCAGAGTGGATGGGCGAACGCAGACGCTATTACCAGAGCACAGTCGCGCCTTTGAATGAAGAGGTTAATGGGCTTTACAGGTTCTCCATCGACGCCACCGTAGGGGCAGTTCAGTTGGTGGAGATGGTCGGCCTTGGCATGATCAACCCCGCCATTCCCCTGGTGATGATTGGTGCTCAGGAGGCCGGGGGTACTTACGGAGTTCTTAAGGATCAGGGGACTCCGCTCTGGCAGGCAGCACCTATAGCCCTTTCAGTTGGTACGATCAACGGTTACCTTGAGAACATTAAGATTAAGAACGTAGCCAACATCCTTGGCGTGAAGCGGAAGATGTCCTCAGTTGGTCGTTCCTTCGTTCGCAATCTTCTAACTGATGTAACTGAGAATGCAGTTCAAGAAACAGTCCAGAACGTAGTCACCGAAGCTGGCCTGATCCTTGGTGACATAGGCGTTAAGCCTGTGAATATCAATTCGATCATGTCCCGCCTTGGTACGTCTGTCTCTGAGGGTGCCTACGAAGGTTTGACAGTAGCAGTGGCCTCAGCATTCTTCGCGGCCCCGGGTGCGGTGAGTTCTATCTCCCGCATAGTTCAGGCCCGCTCTCAGATGGAATTCCTCAAGCAGGCCACTGGGCTGGTGGAAGCGATGCCCGCTCTCAAACGCGCTCCGGGTAAGGCCCGTGATGCGGTTGACGCTCTGCTCGAAGGACAGCAAACTGAGAAGGCCTCTCTTAATCCCGATGACATTGAGACCTACTTCCAGAACGCGACTGCCAAGGAAAAGGAATTGTTCCTCAATACGCTTGGCGTCAGCACTGAGCAGTACAATGAAGCCCGCATTCGCGGCGAAGAGATTCAGTTCCAGACCGCCGACTGGCTGACTAAGATCGCCAGCACCGAAGCAGGAGTGGCTCTCTTTGGCGACATGCGGATCGGTGACAACTTTACGGTCAACGAAGCGCATGCCGCTAAGGACGCTCTTCTCGAACGCGGAGACAGGCTCATCGCTTCTATGCTTGATGTGGCCGGCGTCGATAAGGCCACTGCTGAAGAGCTCGTTAAGTTCAGAGAAGCAATCATCGCCACGGGCCTGTACGGGCGCGAGGCCGCGCAGGGGATCGTCGATCTCTTCGAAGCCGGCGGCGAACAGTTCGCGAAGGTCTGGGGCCAGAGCAAGTCTGAGTGGTTGACGAAGAATCTTCCCACTCTCGCTTCGGGTGTGGACGCTGCTCAGTTCTTGAACAAGCGGCCCGAAGGGGCTGAGTTCCAGAGCGCGGTTAACGGAGAACAGTTTAATATTGTTAGCGAAGGAGATTTAGTAGATGGTCGTGTTGTTAGGGATGATGTACCCAACACGGATTCTATCTCGGCTTCGCTCGTGGAGTATGAAGTTCTGCCCGGGATTCGTGAAATACCTCTGTCCGTTTTCGGGGACGGGCTGTCGGGTAAGGATGTTAGGGTAGATGAGAATAGAAGGATTGCTGAACTTTCCGAAGAGATCAAAGCTTCCGGGGAGATCGCGCCGATAATCATAGTTGATGACGGTAACCCCGAAGGGCCTTATATTCTTGAAGGGGGCCACAGAGCAGAAGCTTTATTCAAGATAGGGGCGAAGTCAGTTCCCGCATTGGTAGTGAATGATATTGAAGCTATAAGGGAGAGCCGAGCCTCCCAGACCGAGGTAGCCAAGCGCATCGCCAAGGCTCTCGACCCCACCAAGACTGGGCCGAACGTCACCGACGAAGTTGCTGCTCCCCCGGAGACCTACTTCCAGTTGGGGAACTTGGACACATGGAAGACCAAGACCGAAAAGTGGATGAAGAAGAACGAGTACAGCGAGAAGGAAATCAAGGATCACCTCGCCGCAATCGACGGGCAGATGGCGATCTTCTCTTCGTTGGGTCCGATTCAGATCGAGATGCTGCCCAAGGGCGCAGGTCAGACAACCCGGACCCCGGGCGTGGCCGGCGATCCCGGGCCTTTCCGCACCAACGCGGATCCGATCTACAAGATTACCTTCGACGCCTCCGCGATGTGTGTCAAGCGGTTAGAGGCCGCAGCGACAGCTAACGCAGTCCAGAAGGAAATCGGCAGGGCCCTGAACACTTCTGAGCGCATGGCTCTGGTGTCCATGTTCCGCGCAGCGGGCAAGCAGGCTCCCTGCCTGTACTGCTACGTTGAAGCACCCCGGGCCAAGAGCGCGGAGTTTGTCAAGAACGCCACCGACACTGTCTTCAAGAAGATTAAGATCAAAGAAGGCTGGTCGAAGAAGTCAAAGGATGAAGCCAAGGCCGCTATCAAAGAAGCGAAGAAGCTCGGGCTGAAGCCTTCGGATGTGGATGCGAATGTACTGCTCGATCCTGAGTACGGCATCACCGATGAGGCCCTTGAAAAAATAACGTCGGCACCTGACGTTTATCGCTTCTTGAAGTCACAGTTCTTGGCCGCGAAGGCCAATCTGCCCAAGCTCTACGAGGAGTACAACGGTCAGGTTCTGAACATCAAGCAGGAGCTCCTCGATGACCTGAACCAGTTCGCCGGCCTCAGGTTCTTCTCCTCTTCTGACTTCCAAGCCGAACACGTTGCGGATCTGGTGCAGGCATTCATCGACATGGATGTGCGAGATGCCAAGAGCCATTCCTACACCAAGGTCTCTGACTTCGTTGAGATCTTCGGCGCGACTGGGATGAAAATCCAGACATCAGTCTTCGCGGGCGTTGATGCAAACGGTAACATAACCGAAGACGCATCTCAGGGCATGGAGTGGGCGAAAGCCAAGGCCCTCCGCAAGCAGTTCGACGATGTCGGTTCTGTGCTCGTCGCTGCTGATGACCGCATTGTTCAGTGGGGTTTGGAGCAGGACTGGATCGATTACATCATCCCCTTCCATTACTCAGGGCTTGAGAAGAAATTCTACGGGACTCTGGGCCGGCAGGACTTCACCTCGACCCAGAGCGAGAAGGCAATCGCCAAGGGCGAAGAAGCCAACAAGATCCGCATGCACGAGATTGGTACTGCGGCAGGCATGACCGATGAAGCGTCCACCCGGGCCTACTTGAAGATGGCCATGGAGCGTAAGCTTCATCCGGTGTTCCCCTCATTCCTGTTCAAAGACTACAAGCCCGCAGCGAATGACAAGGACCGTGCCAAGCAGAACAGAGAAGCCCGGGATCGATGGGCCGGTATGGTTGAAGCTGGCGATATCGTCTGGGATGATATCAACCCCAACTACTTCAAGCTCAGGAAGGACTACGCGAGAAGCGATACTCCTTTCAATTCTGTGGACAGTAACCAGATAAATCTTGAGAAGGCCCGGGCAGTTCTGGACACCTACCTCGAAGGCAACGCCCCCAAGTCGAAGGTGGACAAGGGCATTGCCACCGCACTCACCGCGTTGATCAAAGAAGCTGAGAACACCGACAGGGATATCGGCGTTGAGATGCTTGAGGCCGCTAAGAAATCCTCAGCGGATCAGGCCGAGTTCTACGCGCAGCAAGACCCCAACAACGAATTCCTCGGGGCCACTCAGTTCACTGAGTCTGGTCCGGTGGTTACTCTGTTCCAGAACGCGAACAGGTCAACGCTCGTCCACGAGATTGGCCACATCTTCATTAAGAACATGACCGATGCCGTGGCCGCTGGAGTTGCCACTGAGCAGATGGTAGCGGACCTCGCAGTCCTTACCGAGCTTGCCGGCGGCGAACTCAACAGAGATGGCATCGAGAAGATCGCCAGAGCGTGGGAAGCCTACCTCTTCGAAGGCAAGGCACCGAAGGCTTCACTGGGAAGCGCGTTCCAGAACTTCAAGAACTGGCTGCTGGACATCTACCGCAGCATCCGCAACCTCATTGGTGTGGATGAGCTAAGCCCTGACCTGCGCACTGCCTTTAATCATTGGCTGGCCACTGACGAAGATCTATCTGCAGCTGAAGCCTACCATCGCAAGGGTGAGGCGATCAAGGATGTGTTTGACGCAGAGAAGCAGCTGGATGAAGCCAGAAGGGCCGCTGACGCAGAAGGGACCGATGAAGAGGTCACCTCCGCTGAAGCCAAGCTTGAAGCCGCAAGGCTGAAGGTACAGGAAGCTGAAGAGCTCGAACGTGAACGCGAAGCCCAGCGTAGGCTCAAGGCTCACAAGGAACTTTACGGGGGTCGTAAGGCTCTCAGGGAAACCGCTACAGCCGAGATCAATGAACGTCCTGTCTACAAAGCCATAGCGGAAATAAGAGAGCTCCACGGCATCGACAGAGCGGCTCTCGCTGCAATCATGCCTCAGGGTGATGTGAACTCTACGTTCCTACAGTTGCTTGAGATCCATGGGCCCACAGTTGTCAACGAAAGACAAGCTCAGTTAGACCTCGACCAGCTGGCCAGCAAGCATGGCTACTCAAGCGGGCTGACTCTGATTGACGGTATGCTCGAAGCTTTGCCTAAGACAAAGGCGATCACTGAGTACACCAATGCACTGGAGCAGGAGAAGGAAGCTCAGTTCAAAGCCATCGCTGAGGAAGACGCATCGGGTATCGTCAACGACGAAGCCCATATCGACTTCATCCTTGCCGACCTTGAGGTCATGAACCGTAGAGTCTCCAAGGCCCGCGAGGTACTTCTTAAGAAGGCCGAGTATCAGGCCATGCGCGATCAGATTCGCGCCATCCTCTCGTCGCAGTACAGTGGCCGGGACGCTGCAAGGTTCACGAAGTGGAAGAACGCTGAAGGGCGTGAGGCTGCTAATGCATTCGCAGCTGCTGCCCGGGGCGACATGGAAAAGGCTATCGTGGCCCGCGAGAAGCAGTTGTACTTCGCAGTCGCTGTGCGCGAATCGTTTAAGATCAGGGAAGAGCTGAGCACCGTACAGCGCAGGTGGATGGGCAGTAAGGTTAAGTTCGAAAAGGACTTTGACCCCAAGTTCAGAACCTTCCTGCACGATCTCATTACCACCTTCGGGTTCAACAAAACCACCAAGCCCCCGAAGGGTGCTCAGCCCGATGCATTGCTAATGCCCGCTGACGGGCTTACCGGCGCAGAGGACGAAGCCCTCAGAGACATAACAGCCACCGCAGAAAACATTACCCCCGAGTGGGTTCGTTTGAAGCAGGAGGCCACCAACAACTTCAAGGACTTGACATTCGATCAGATTCTGCTGCTTGACTCCATCATGAGATGGGCTGTGGCTGAGGGTAAGGGGTCGTTCAAGTCCTTCACCGAACTCGGGTGGAATAACGTCAACGAGTTGTTGCCCGAAGTTATCAGGCGCATGGAACAGCTGTCCGATCAGAAGAGGTCAGACCCGCGCACAATCAAGGGCTTCCTCGAAGGCAAGCTCCGCAGAGGCGAGGCTTTCGTCCAGCTTATGGAGCTACTGTTCGTTGAGCTCGATGGCGACCCCCTCGCCAAGGGCCAAGAGATGGGACCGCTGCAGAGCATTGTCAGGCTCGGCTCCGATCAGGAAAGCGAAAACACTCTGATGCTTAAGGAACTTCTTGAGGGCGACCCCAAGATGATAGAGCATCTGCAGACCTTATCGGAGGCCCAGAACCGGCTCAAGAAGGAGAATGGTGGCAAGGACATTCTCCAGATCGAGAACATTCCATTCCCCGAAGTACTCAAGCGCAAACGAGACCTGACCGGCTGGGATACCAACATGCTGGTCATGGTTGCTCTTCAGTTGGGCAATGATAAGAATGAGTTTGCTGTACGTGAAGGCGAATACCAGATTGATACCGAGGCTTTCAAACGCTCAGGGATCTTCACGAAGGCCGAGTGGCTGGCCATCCAAGGAATATGGGAGGGAGTGAACACCCTCTTCCCGCAGCTTAACTCCACGATCCAGAACCTGACCATGCAGCATGTGGTCAAGGAAGACGCTCAGGCCTTGCAGGTACGCACGGCTGAAGGCGAGATTCTGCAGTTGAAGGGTGGTTACTTCCCCCGTATTCTCGACGGAGTGGTTGACGAGGATGTAGCCGCATGGCAGGAAAAGGAAGCAATGACCATCGGGCAGCAGGATGGCGCGATATTCCGCACTTCGCCCCGGCCCAAGAACAACATGGCCATTGCGCGTAAGGAAACCGATGAAGGTGATCCGGCTTCCAAGAAGTCGCCGCTGCTGAACACCAGTGTTATCTGGAGACACCTGCGTGATACTACGCGGCTGATCACTCACTCTGCCTATCTCCGCGACCTTGACCGATTGACTCGTAACCATGAGTTCCGCGATGTGTTCGTTCGCAAGATGGGCCGCGAGATGTACGAAGCTATGCGTAAGTGGGTTAACTATCAGGCCCGTCCGCAGCGCAGGATGAATAACGATCTGGCCAGTGAAGCTCTGGAGTTTGGTCGGGCTCAGTTCGTCCGCGCCATTCTGGGCATGCGTCCTTTCACTTCCTTCAAGCAGCGGCTCAGTATGTACAACGGTATCTCTGAGGCAGGCAAGGCCGGGACGTTCACCAAGTACCTGACCAAGGCCATGCACGAGATGGGCTTTGGTGGCAACGTCATTGGCAGGCCCCCGGAGGAAGTGGTTGATTTTGTTCACGGGCTGAGCAAGAACATGGCCGTTCGTTCCGAATCATTCGACCGGGATCTCAATGACCTCATCGGCCAGCTTAAGACTGCGCCCATGAATCTCAAGATTGGTGGCAAGAAAGTAACGCTCACCCGGAGCAAGATCGACAACGTGATCTTCTGGGGAATCAAGAGTCAGGACAGAGCCACAACCTACCCGTTGTGGTTGGGTTCTTACTATCAGGCAATTGGCGAGAACCTGAACGGCATCAAGGAAGATATGTCCGAAGAGGACAAAGCCAAACGCGCAGCGAAGTACGCAGACGCGATTATCAGTACCTCGCAGCCGGCTGGATCACCCATCGATCTGGCCGAGCTCCAGAGAGGCGAAGGTCTCTACCGTGTCATTACGACCTTCATGACCTTCAGGATCAAAGACCTCAACAGGTTCATGAAGGAAGCAAGGCATGTGGCAAGGAAGACCAAGGATGGCCAGTTCCCGTGGAAGGATGTGGTCCGTTACGTTCTGCTCGAACGAATGGCCCCTGCATGGACTTGGCTCATCCCGACCTACTTCTTCTACGATGACGAAGAGGATCAGGCGGCGTGGTACGACTACGTCCTGAAGCCCTTTGAGGATCTGGTCGGCACAGTGCCCATTCTCTCGCAGGCTAAGGACTCCCTACGGGGTTGGAGCGGCTGGGAGCTGCCCATTGCTGAAGGTTTCAAGAGACCCACCAAGGCACTCCAGAAGGCTCTGGCCGGCAAGCCCGGGCAGGCAGCGTGGGAGACTTGGAGAACCATTGAATTCTGGATCGGCCTGCCGGTAAGCAACGCTCCGGTGGACATCCTGAGAACCCTCGATAAGGTCACAGGCGATGATTAAGATTGACTTCAGGGCCAGTAAAGGCCACAATAATAAGCAGGAGGATCGGCCATGACTGTTGCCAGTGCATTAAACAAGGTAATTTACAACGGGAATGACTCCACAACGGTCTTTCCCTACAGCTTCCCGATCCGGGCTAACGCCCACGCGAAGGTGTATCTTACTGACACCGACGGTGTTGAGCTTCTTCTTACCGAGACTACTGACTACACCATCGACGGAATAGGCGATGACAACGGTGGGAATGTTACCTATCCTGTCAGTGGGGATCCTCTCGCTACGGGCGAGAAGCTCACTATCCTGAGAGTTGTTCCTGAGACTCAGGAGACAGACCTCAAGAATCAGGGCGCGTTCCTTGCTGAGACCCACGAGGCACGGTTCGACCTGAATGTCATGATGACTCAGCAGCAGGGCGAAGAACTTGCCCGCGCCGTGAAGGTGCCCCTTTCTTCAGGGGATGACCCGGACGATCTCATGGACGAAATATACGATGCCCGGGATGAAGCAGTGGCGGCGGCTGCAGCGGCAGCGGCAAGTGAAGCAGCAGCGGCTGCTAGCGAGGCTGCAGCGATAGCGGCACAGGCAGCTGCCGAAGCGGCTCAGACGGCAGCGGAGGCTGCGCAAACAGCGGCTGAAGCGGCCCAGACTGCAGCCGAGACCGCTGAGACCAATGCAGCCGCTAGCGAGGCTGCAGCAGCTGCGAGTGAAGCAGCAGCCCTCGCCAGTGAAACAGCCGCAGCGGCCTCCGCAGTGGCAGCAGCGGCCTCTGAGACAGCGGCAGCAATAAGTGCCGCAGCAGCTTTGGTGAGCGAGAATAACGCGGCCACCAGCGAAACGAATGCAGCGGCCAGTGCTGCAGCAGCTTTGGTGAGCGAGAATAACGCGGCCACCAGCGAAACGAATGCAGCGGCCAG